ACAAAAGTGGAGAACAAAGAGTGGTAAGCCCAGTGCAAAAACTGGAGAACGCTATCTACCTGAAGCTGCAATCAAGGCTCTATCACCACAGGAGTACGCAGCGACAACTAGAGCTAAAAGAAAAGGCACAAAGGCAGGGAAGCAATTCGTTAAACAGCCAAAGGGTATCGCAAAGAAAACACGAGCGTACAGGAAAGTAAAGTAATGATTACAAAAGCATGGTTCATAGTAGCAGTAATGTCTGGTGTATATACAGACGGAACGAAAGATGTATTTATATTTAACAACCCACTAGATCACGGACACTTTCACAGTTCAGTTATGTGTCAGAGGTTTATAGGGGATCATCCTTTTAAGCTTGCAAAAGCTTTGATTAAAGAATATGGAAATAGACCACCTGAACAAATCATATGCGTACCTGAAGAAACTGTTAGATTGTTTATGCAAGAAGGTGGCAAACGAGGAGAAAAGACTTAGTGTTACACGAGCCTACTTGCGAAGTATGTGGCAGTCACATTGAAAACGACAGATGTGAGGTGTGTGAGCATACAGGTGACAACGGTGATTGGGTAGAAGAGGTTATAAAGGAAAAAGATGACAAAAAATCTGACTGAAAAACAACAAAAGTTTATGGCTGTTTTGTTTGATGGTGCAGGAGGAGATGTTGTTGAAGCAAAAAGACTTGCAGGATATTCAGATACAACTACAACAACGCACGTTATGCAAGGTTTAAAAGAAGAAATAATGGAAGCTACTAGAGATTATATTGGTAGACTTGCACCAAAAGCAGCTGTGGCTATGGGCAATGTTCTTGTAGATCCAACAGAACTAGGCATAAGAGATAAAATGACAGCGGCTAAAGATCTGCTAGATAGGGCAGGACACATAAAAACAGAAAAAGTAAATGTAGAATCCTCCGGTGGATTGTTTGTTCTTCCTGCTAAAGAAGGTAAAAATGAGTAGAGAAGATCTAGGATATTGGACGCTACCACAGCTACAGTTTAAAGACGGAAAGAATTGGACACGAATACCTAGAGTTTCTAGAACTGTTCCGTTTGGTTATACTAAAGATCCTGAGGATGAAGACTTTCTGCTACCGGTAAAAGAAGAGTTAGATGCACTTGAGTTAGCTAAACAGCATCTAAGACAGTATAGTTACAGGTCTGTGGCTGATTGGCTAACCAAACAAACAGGCAGATACATATCCCACACAGGCCTAAAGAAGAGAGTACGAGTTGAGACAAGAAGGAAAAAAGCCGCTACATTTAAAAGAGAACTTGCCAGAAGGCTCGAAAAGACGCTCAAAGAAGTTCGTAAGTACGAAGAAAACAGCATCGGAAGTCACGACACAGCCGGTAGCACAGCCTAGCATAGTTCTAGACGTACAGCCAAAAGAGGTTGAACAACAGGTACTATTTAAACCTAATGAAGGACCTCAGACAGATTTCTTAGCATCCTCAGAACGAGAGGTGTTATATGGTGGAGCAGCAGGAGGAGGCAAATCATTTGCCATGTTAGCTGACCCACTGAGAGGATTAAACAACCCTAACTTTAGTGGGCTGTTGGTTCGACACACAACGGAGGAGCTAAGGGAACTGATACAAAAATCTCAGGAGTTGTATCCAAAAGCAATACCAGGGATTAAGTGGTCAGAAAGAAAGTCGCAATGGGTGACTCCTAAGGGGGGACGACTTTGGATGTCCTACCTAGACCGTGACTTAGATGTAATGCGCTATCAAGGTCAAGCGTTTAATTGGATAGGCTTTGATGAACTTACACAGTGGGCAACACCTTACGCTTGGGACTATATGCGTTCACGACTCAGAAGTGCAGATCAATCGTTAGGGCTGTACATGAGAGCAACAACAAACCCTGGGGGAGCAGGGCATCAATGGGTTAAGAAGATGTTTGTAGATCCCTCACCACCCAACACATCGTTTTGGGCAACAGATATGGAAACAGGCAATGTTATTACATTTCCAAAAGGTCATAGCAGAGAGGGGCAACCTCTTTTTAGAAGACGCTTCATACCTGCTAATTTGTTTGACAATCCTTATCTAGCTGAATCAGGTGACTACGAGGCGATGCTACTATCATTGCCGGAGCATCAGAGGAAGCAACTACTAGAGGGTAATTGGGATGTAGCAGAGGGGGCTGCGTTCCCTGAGTTTGACAGAACAAAGCATGTTGTTGAACCCTATAAGATACCGTCTAGTTGGACAAAGTTTAGAGCGTGTGACTATGGTTATGGAAGTTATTCTGCTGTAGTGTGGTTGGCCATAACACCTGCTGAACAACTCGTAGTATATAGAGAGTTGCAGGTATCAAAAGTTTTAGCTGTAGACTTAGCCGACAGAATACTAGAACTAGAAGCTGACGATGGCAGAATACAATACGGAGTTTTAGATAGCTCACTATGGCACAAAAGGGGAGACACTGGCCCTAGCCTAGCAGAGCAAATGATAGTAAGAGGTTGTAAGTGGCGACCATCAGATAGAAGTAGAGGTAGTAGAATTGCAGGAAAAAACGAATTACACAGACGACTCCAAGTTGACGAATACACCAATGAACCACGCCTTGTTGTATTTAATAACTGCACAAACCTTATATCTCAACTTCCTAGTCTCCCTTTGGACAAAAAGAACAACGAAGACGTAGATACAAATAGTATGGATCATATGTACGATGCTCTGCGCTACGGCATAATGACAAGACCTAGAAGTTCTATATGGGACTATAACCCTGTGAATCAGCGAACAGGCTTTCAAGTCGCTGATCCTAACTTTGGATATTAAATATGGCAGAAGATAATGAGATACCCTTTGACACGGATGATGTCACAGTAATACAGGATAACGATCCGGCACTTGCATCAGAAACCGATGTGGTTAGTTTTGTGCAAGGCAGATTCAAAAGAGCAGAAGATGTAAGACAACAAGACGAGCAACGATGGCTCAAGGCATACAGAAACTACAGAGGACTATATGGTCCTGATGTACAGTTTACAGAAACAGAAAAGTCTAGAGTATTTGTAAAGGTAACAAAAACAAAAACATTAGCAGCCTATGGTCAAATAATTGACGTACTATTTGGTAGCACAGCTTTCCCACTCACGGTCAACCCAACAAAGTTACCTGACGGTGTGGCTGAGTCGGTGCATATAAACCTTGACCCTAATGCTAAAAATGCAGGTGATACACTAACACAGGCTTTTGAGGATAAACCCTCAGAGCCTTTTTTATTTTCACCTGAAGGAAAGCTACAGCCAGGCGAAACAATAAAAGATTTAGAAAACAGACTTGGTGCTATGTCTAACAAGCTTGCTCCTATATCAGACAAACTGATAGAAGGAGATGGCACAACACCACAGACTGTTACCTTTCATCCGGCTATGGTTGCTGCAAAGAAGATGGAAAAGAAGATACACGATCAACTTGAAGAGTCAGGAGCAAACAAGCAACTCCGTAACGCAGCATTTGAGATGGCTTTGTTTGGTACAGGAATTATGAAAGGTCCTTTTGCTATAGACAAAGAGTATCCTAATTGGAATGATGATGGTGATTATGACCCTATAATAAAAACTGTGCCATCAACGAGTCATGTCTCTATTTGGAACTTGTATCCTGATCCGGATGCCTACAACATGGACGAGGCAGAATACTGTGTAGAGAGACACAAGCTATCCAAAACACAAATGCGTAATCTAAAAAACAGACCATACTTCAGAGAAGAATCTATTGAGGCTTGTCTCGATATGGGCGCACAGTACGATAAAAAGTATTGGGAAGACGACATGAAAGATTACGCTCTTGAAAACTACACAGAGCGTTATGAAGTGCTAGAGTTTTGGGGATACGTAGACTCAGAGATATTAGCAGAGAATGGTGTGGACATACCTGTAGAGCTACAGGACTTAGAGCAGATAAACTGTAACATATGGGTGTGTCAGGGTCACATATTACGAATGGTGTTAAATCCATTTAAGCCTGTTCGTATACCTTACTACGCTGTTCCTTACGAGCATAACCCATACAGCTTCTTTGGTGTTGGTATTGCAGAGAATATGGATGATACACAAACCTTGATGAATGGTTTTATGCGTATGGCTATTGACAACGCTGCACTAAGTGGCAACTTGATTATGGAGGTGGACGAGACTAACCTTGTGCCAGGTCAAGATCTTAGTGTATATCCTGGCAAGATATTCAGACGACAAGGTGGTGCGCCAGGACAAGCTATCTTTGGTACAAAGTTCCCAAACGTAGCCGGAGAAAACATGCAACTGTTTGATAAGGCACGAGTGCTTGCAGACGAGAGTACAGGCTTTCCGTCCTTTGCTCATGGACAGACAGGCATACAAGGTGTGGGACGTACAGCATCAGGTATATCTATGCTGATGTCTGCAGCCAATGGTTCTATCCGTAATGTTGTAAAGAATGTAGATGATTATTTACTAGCACCGATGGGTAAAGCTTTCTTTAGTTTCAATATGCAGTTTGACTATGATCCTAGCATAAAGGGTGACTTGGAAATAAAGGCACAAGGAACAGAAAGCTTAATGGCTAACGAAGTGCGTAGCCAAAGACTAATGCAGTTTTTACAGGTTGCATCAAACCCTGCACTAGCACCATTTGCGAAGATGGATTATATAATTAGAGAGATTGCAAAAGCTATGGATCTTGACCCTGATAAGGTTACGAATAGCATGCAAGACGCTGTGATACAAGCTGAGATATTTAAGAAGTTCCAAGAACAAATGCCACAGCCACAGCAACAACAAGCCCCACAGCCACCTGAGGGAACAGCACCTGCAGGAGCTAATGTTCAAGATACCACAGGAGGTGGGGGATCACAGATAGGTACAGGTACAGCACCTGCGCCAGGCGAAGAAGGATTTACAGGTAATGTCTAAGATTAAAGAGTTAACGAATAACAAAGAACTATGGGATGCTTTTGTAGAGGAGCTACAAAGATCAATAGTAAACTATCAACGTACAATGGAGCAGACAGAAAAGCCATCTGACATTTACAGATTGCAAGGTGCTATCTCTGCTCTTAGACGCATGATGCAACTAAGGGACATGATGAACAATGGAAAGACCTGAAGTAGTAGACCCACTTAAAGAAGAAGAACAGCAACCTATATTTCGACAAACACCTGTTGAAGAGCCTGAGCCTATTGAAACACAAACAGATGATGCGTTCAGTGTTAGAGGTTTAGCAGAGAAAAGATTTGGTGAAATAGGTACAAGTGCGTTAGATTTTGTTCCTATAGTTGGTGATGTTTTGGCAGCAGGGGATGTTGTTGAAAGTGCTAAAAAAGGAGATGTGTTAGGCACAGCTATAAATGTGGCAGCTTTAGGAGTGGGTCTTGTTCCTATAGTAGGGGACTTAGCAGCTAAAGGTCTAAAACAAGGATTAAAAAAGTACGAGAAGGTATCAACGGCAAACAAAGATGTTATTGATACTCCTGTAAAAGATGCCGCAGAGATAGGAGATCCTGCTGAGGTCATTGCTCTAGAAGGAGCTAATAAAACTTTTTTGAACAAACAAAAGAGAATAGACAAAGGAGAAAAAGTATTTGATGATGTAGATAGTTTAATAGCAGACGCAAAGAAACTACCTGCAAATGCAGAGAAGTCTGACGATGTTATATCTTGGGAGGTGCAATCAAAGCGTAATCAGGAAGGATACAGAAAAGAAACAGGCATAGACGTTGTTTCTAGAACAGAACCTTTAGAACAAGCAGCACTAAAATACTATGATAAGGTGGAAAAGGGTGGAGATCCTGTA